ATGTGAGAAAACCAAGGTGTCCATCTGGGTCATTGCCCCAGCACACTTGACCATTACTGTTGATGGTTTCGCGAGGATTACCATCGCCATCAGACAGCACAATGTGGTTGCTGGCTGTGCGGATGTCTAAGCCACCCTGATTGCCGTTGTAGCTTCCAAGAATAGTGTTGTTATTGCCACTAGTCATTTCGTCACCAGCTTGATAACCCACAAAACAATTTTTATATCCTGTGGCACTATAACCAGCTTCAGTACCCACATACACAGTTTGTCCGTTGGTTGATTGGCTATACCCTGCTCTATATCCTATTGCTGTAGAACTAGCCCCCGTTGTGTTAGCTTGAAGGCTGTTCCAACCAACTGATGTGTTATTATTACCCGTAGTGTTTACACCAAGCGCATTTGCACCAACACCAGTGTTGTAATTTGCTGTGGTATTTGCATCAAGGGCTAATGCGCCAACGGACGTGTTTTGTACTCCAGTGGTGTTTGCCGCCAACGCACTATGACCGACAGCCGTATTGTACATATCCGTATTAGAAGAAGGATTTTGCGTAGTTAAAGCGTGATAACCAACAGCAACTGACCTATCACCAACGGTGTTGCTATCTAATGCACCACTACCAATAGCAACATTTCTATCACCTGTTGTGTTTGCGCCAAGCGCATCAAGGCCAACAGCAGTGTTGTTGCTTGCAGTGGTGTTCGCATCAAGAGTATTCACACCCACTGCGGTGTTGCCAGCGCCAGTGGTGTTTTGGGTTAAGGTGTTTCTGCCAACAGCGGTGTTGTTATCAGCAGTGTTATTGTAAAGTGCATGTTTACCAAGAGCAGTGTTTTGACTACCAGTAACATTAAGACGCAACGCATCCGCGCCAACGGCTGTGTTTTGGTCACCTGTTGTGTTTTCAAGAAGTGCATTTGAACCAAGCGCGGTGTTGTCACTAGCTGTAGTATTTTTACCTAAAGCAGATTTTCCTACAGCAAGGTTTTCAGTGCCAGTGGTATTTGCATCAAGAGCAAACGTGCCAACAGCAGTATTACCAGCACCAGTAGTGTTTACACCAAGCGCATTTGCGCCAATGCCCACATTATAATTAGCGGTAGTGTTAGAGTCTAACGCGGCTTGACCAATCGCTGTGTTTTGTATGCCAGTGGTGTTTAAAAGAAGCGCAGCATAACCTACAGCCGTATTGTTGTCTGCTGTAGTAGCTGTCTTTAATGCGTCACGCCCAACAGCCGTGTTATTGTTGCCATCAATATTATTAGCAAGTGCTGTACGACCTACGGCAGTGTTGTTTGTTCCTGTAGTATTGTCCTCCATTGCACCGCCGCCAACAGCCGTGTTGTCTGAAGCGGTTGTATTTGAGTCCAATGCACCTTTGCCAACTGCTGTGTTGAGTGTGCCAGTGGTGTTTAAAAGAAGCGCAGAATAGCCAACAGCGGTGTTGTTGCTTGATGTGGTGGCTTGATTAAGTGCCGATTGTCCAATCGCTACGTTGCCCGCGCCTGTTGTTAGTAGCGCACCCGCAGAATCACCCATTGCTGTGTTGCCATCAGCCGTAGTTTGTGCGCTAAGAGCGGCGTAACCTACAGCAACATTAAAATCTCCAGTAGTTATTGCATCTGCCGCCGCAGAACCGACTGCTACGTTTCGTGTGCCAGTGGTGTTTGCAACAAGTGATTGATATCCTACGGCTGTATTGTTGGATGCAGTAGTATTTCCTGCCAAAGCACCTTGACCAACACCAGTGTTGTTATTACCCGAAGTGTTAGCACCTAAAGCACTCTCGCCTAAACCTGTGTTTCTATTGCCGTCAGTATTAGCATCAAGTGTTGATTTACCCACTGCAACATTGGATGTGCCAGTGGTGTTTACACTAAGTGAATACGAACCTAAAGCGGTATTATTAGACGCAGTGTTTAGAACAAGCGCATTTGTACCTATCGCAACATTGTTTGATGATGTGGTTACATCACGCAGTGCAAGGCGACCTACAGCCACATTGTCTACACCAGTAGTGTTATTCGCAAGTGCGTCTTTACCGACAGCCACAAGGCGTGTGCCAGTAGTGCTATCAAAAAGTGCGTTTGTACCAACAGCAGTGTTGTCACTAGCGGTAGTATTGTTTGCCAAGGCATTAGTGCCTATTGCTACATTTAATGTGCCAGTAGTATTGTCTGCTAATGCGCTATAACCAAAGGCGGCGTTACTGTTTGCGGTGGTGTTCAAACGCATAGCGTTCCAGCCAACCGCAGTGTTATTTGTGCCACTAGTATTATCACCTAGTGTGGTAGTGCCGATGGCAACATTTTGCCCACCAGTGGTGTTTGCGGTGAGTGCATTGTTACCAACAGCAGTGTTGTTAGATGCTGTCGTGTTTGCACCCAACGCATCATTACCGACAGCCACATTGCTTGCACCAGTAGTGTTTGACAACATTGCTGTGTGACCAACAGCAGTGTTGTTGCTGGCTGTTGTTGTTGCTATACCAGTTCCAGCACCGATAAAAGTATTATCAGCACCTGTTGTTACAGCAGTTCCCGCCCTATCACCAAATGCGGTGTTATTGTTGCCTGTAGTTAATGCGTTTAACGCAGCATGACCTACAGCAGTAATGTTTGAAACGGCAGAGTCTACATTTGCAAGTGCTGTATCGCCAACGCCAACAACCCTTGTGCCTGTCGGGTAGTTGCCGTCCAGTTTAATGGTGCCGCCGTCTACGCTGACGTTGCCAGCAACGGTTAGGCCGTCTGTAACTGCCGTGCCAGTGATGTCCACGCCTGTGTTGGTGGTGGCGATTTTGGGTTGATTGTTGTGGTAAAGAGTTACTGCACCATCACTAACACAATCAACATAAGTCTCATTAGAGTTGTTAAGTAAAACAAGATTATTTGCTCTTAAGTAGACGTTACCTGTGCCGCCACTTTCAGCAAGGTAGGTGTTTGACCCGTCATGAAAAATTTCAAAGTCAGACCCAGCACCGAAGATAGCCTTGTCGTTGTCGCCGAAGGTGGCATTGGTGGTAAACGCTACTGCACCAGAGCCGTTTGGCGTGATGTTGATATTGCCATTCGTGTCGGTGGACGAGATGGTGTTGCCATTGATGTTGATGTTGTCAACGTCAAGGTCGCCTGTAGTAACTTTAGTTGGGGTTAAATTAACATTTACGTCAGTGACGGTTGCACCAGTGCCGCCGCCATCGAACTTGACTAAAACGTCCGCGCCGTTTGGCACCTCAAAATCATTGGAGGCGTTATAAGTACCTTGAAACAAGATAAGGCTGCGTGAGCCCGACAAACTGTTGCGGATGTGTACAATTTTTTCAGCATCGTTGGGATCAAGCTGAACATATGCCGTTGCGCCAAGGTCCGCGCCATCATTGAACTGAATAAAGCGATTGCGCCCGTCAGATAGAGCGCCGTTGCTAATTAGCAGCGTGTTGGGTGAACCAGAATTTCCCGCAGAAGATAACGTAACAGTGGCAACACCATTAGTCGCTTGGTCAATAATATCGAAGTTGGTGTTAGTCGTTACACCCCATGTACCCGACTGATCGCCGGTTCCGGGCTTCTCAATGCCAATGTTGACCGTATATGTACTTGCCATGCTCTTAACCCCTTAAGCTGCTATTTGGCCCCAACCCGGCGTCTGGGATGGTACTTCATCCGACCAAGTTGGCGTCTGACTTGGGTCGATGTTATTATACCCTGCATTTTGATTTGGCACAATAGTACCCCAAACTAGGACAGGGTTTACTAAGCCAGAAGCCGAAACTCCTGTTACAGACACGTTTGCCTTTGCCACAACGGCGATATCGCCAACGTCCGCAGTCGCCTCAAGACCCGTAACAGAAACCGAAGCTCTTACCTCCACCGTCACCGAACCAACTGATGAGGTGGCTTCAAGGCCGGTTACTGGAGCCGTTGCGCCAGCGTTGACTTCTATAAATCCGCCGTGGACAAAACCCTGCGCCTGTAGACCGCTAGGTATGTCAATAACCGCTCCGGCGTTTACAACAACAGAGCCTACACCGCCTGTCGCTGAAACGCCTGTTGGGAAAATGTTGGCTTTAGCAACTACCGATACGCTACCGACAGACCCCGCGGCCTCTAAGCCAGTTACCGGGGCGTTAGCCGCAGCCGTTACGGTAACCGAACCAACTGCTGTGGTTGCCTCAAGACCAGTTACCGGAGCATTGGCATCTGCTGTGACTGTGACGGATCCAACAGACGCCGTAGCAAACGGAAAACCGCTTTGTCCCCACGGGCCTTCGCCCCAACCAGAGCGACCCCAGCCGCCTATTGGAACGATTACATCAGCCATTACGCTATCCGAATAATTGCGTTACTCGCGTCAGCCGTGGGAAATACAATGGTAAAATCACCTGCTGTGGATGTTTTATCCGCACCAAAATCAAGAACCACAACCGATGGATCGCCAGAAGCAGAGTCGTTAAAGATCAACGCCCCACGAGCGGTGATTGTCGCCGTGCTGAATGTCAGATCAGCAAAATCGGTAAACGCCGTAGTGCCACTTGTAGTGGGATCTACCCGCGTAAGCGCCGCACCTTTTGCCGTATAACCCGTGCCAGACACCTCATTTGAAGTGGTATACGCTGTTGTTGCAGCGGTAAAAGATGCGCTATTCGTATAAAGCGCAAGATTAAAGGTGCTACCACCTGAGTTTTTAAAGTTGTGAACAGCCTCAAGAAGCTCTTTCTTAAAACTTGTACACATAAAATTGCCCGTAAATGCCATGTCACAGTCTCCTTATTTGTTCAGCAAGTTCTTTATAACCTACTTCTGATAGGGCGTTATATATTGTAGTTCTATCACTTTTTATTGCTTCACGCATATAAAAAGCTAAAACCTTGACAATGTGTTGTCTAAACGCATTAGCCTGATCGCGGATTCCCGGATGAGCGGTGTCCGATATCTGAATGATCTTTTCCGCGCAGCGTTCTGCAACTTCTTCTGGCGTAAATCCACGGTTTTCCGTGGTTTCCACCATAACTTTGTAATCCGAAGGGATGTCTATCTCTAAAGCTTTTATCATTGTTTTGGCCTAATTATTTGTCCAGTGCGATACTGGTCAGTTACTTCTTCAGCCTCACCAAACATCTTGAGACCCATAATTGACTCCCCGAACCGCTTTTCATATAGCGCTTGCATATCGGGCTCACCCTTCATAAAGATGTATGCCTCCATCAAACTACCATACAACATTGCTAGTTCAGCGTTTTCACTAAGCCATGTTGTTCCTGTGCCGGATCCGACAGTTAAACTAACGGGTCGGTAAAAGTAGTGCAGTTCTACCGCATAGCTACTGTTAGGTGTGGGCCCAATAATAAAGTTGGTTAAATCAAAGACAGCATAATACCGCGGTGCACCCTCTGTCGTCGGATCCGGGTTAAACTGCTGAACATAGTTAGCATCCTTAAAATCAAGAAAATTTGCGTCATTTCCCGCGTCTGTGTAAGCCAAAGAATACGGCGCAAGAAAGTCTGTCGGACACGCCAAAAACTTGTTCGAGGCCGTCATAGTGCCGGACACGTTCTTCCGAAACAGGCTAAGCTGAACATTCTTGAGAATACGCTCTTCGGTGTTACGGATAAATACAGGTATATTGTTGACAAAAGTCGTCTCATCGTTTTCAGTGTAATCCTGAATAGCCTGCTGTAGCTCCGTATATGTGAAACTCATACTGTCACCGTAACACTGCCAACTTGCCCCAAACCCTGTGCGGGGCGCAAGTTAGGTGCCTCTACCAAGGGAACTCCCACAAACACGTCTAACGGCTCCGTTCTATCAGGCCGCGCTTCCTTCAGCGCTTCGGCATCAACAACCTTACGAAACGGCCCTAGCTGGGGGTGTTTTGGCTCCCACTCGTCTTTGCCAACAAGCAAACCATTCCACTCTTTACGCATATCTTTATACCGATACCGGAACCCGGAACGATCAGATATGGCATATGAGTCTTTACCTGTCGCGTATTTAGACATCAGGTCGTCCTAAAATACTGATACTGAGGAACGACATTAAAAGAAGCCCGATCCCGGTCTTCTGTGGCCGCTCGCTCAAACTCTTCTTCATAAATAGCTTTCAACAGTTGCACTCGATTTGGTGCGCGTTTGACTGCAATGTAGTAAGCCAACCCTGCCGCTAAACACGGGTAGAACCGAAACGGTACTTCCATGGTGTTAATATAAGCATCAGCATCCTGAATACGTGTCAGCGCGTCATAAATAACTACGTCGGTGCTGTTATCCGGGACAGGCCAAAGCTTTAGTTCCGGTGTAATTTGCCGATCAAGAAAAAACTGATTAGCTCTGCTCTCCGTAGTTTTGGTTGGAATAGACAGATATTCGTCGCGACTTAAACGCTCAAGAGCAAAATCTGTGCCGTTGCGCCGCACGACGACAGACAGAATGTCAATCACGTCTGGGTCCAAAGAGTAGTTACCCGTGCCCTGCGTCACCGTTAGGCTGCGTTGGGCAATGGTCCACTGGTTCAATCCACGGTTAGCCCAATCCGCCAGCATGAGATTGAGCGACCGTTTAGCAGACTTGAGGTCATAACCAGTACGAACCTCAAGACCACAACGCTCAAACGCCTCCTCAACGTAATCGGAAACGTCTAACTCAAAATCTGTGCTGCCAGACGTAGTCATCTTACTTCTTCTTCTTTACCATACCGCCGCCGCGCATTTTTTTAACCATGCCACCGCCACGCATCTTTTTTACCGCGCCGCCCTTTTTCATCATCTTAGGCTTTGCCGCCATACCGCCGCCGCGCATCTTCTTTACCGCGCCGCCCTTTTTCATTTTCATTTTACGAGGTTTCATCGCCATTTTTTAATCTCCTATAAAGATCGTTGCGTCTCTGAAAGATGTCTTTAACGTCATATTCTTCCAGATACTTGTCATAATAGCCTTTTTTGGCCAGTTTGTCTGCTGATTCCTGTACTTTTGATAAGCGTTGTACAAAAATCATCGCATATTCATCTTCAACTAAGTGCATAAAGCTTTGGTCGTCGATGAAATCATTAGCCTCATCGTGTGGGTGAAAGCCCATTAACCAGATGTCCCTGTCTATAAAAACACCCCCAGAAATAGCATCATTCATAAGTTCCAGATACTCATGAAAAACGTCAGGATCCTGCTTAAAAGCCATGTCTACGATAATAACTAAATCAAAAGTGTCTTCCCACTGAGATATCGTGCTATATAACACCTGCATATTAGTGTCATACTTAAACAAAATGAGAACTTTACCCTCTTCCCAAGCCTTTTGAGCATAAGGACAGGGCGGTAATCCGTTATAATACGGGTTAGGCTTTTGCAAAGTATGCGCAGACCAAGCCAAAATCTCTTGGCATATCTCGCTTTCTTTATCTATATAAAAGGCTATGTTGTTCATGCTTGTGACACCGACCCTTTCGTCCGTTTGCGCCGCCCGTTCATGACAGCGCCACAACCACGTGCCACAGCCGTTCCGGGAATACTGCTGCCACGAAAAGGGCGCTTTGACCTAGTTTCGTAGCCCGCAACACCCCCCATAGCCATCTTTTTTACTTTTGCCGCCTTAGTGTTAGAGACAACAGTTTTTCCCTTGCTGCCCTCACGTTTCTTTTTACGAGCAGTTTTAGCTCTTTCCTCTTTGCTAAGACTATTAGCCTTTGCTCGTGGTAAACAACGGTCAGGTCTTTTTTTATTTTTTGAAGTGCCGCACGAACCTTTGATGCTACCGTCCGAACCAATTCTAACCCAATCTTCATCTAACCATTCCTTTAGCTGTCCCATTACTTGCCCTTTCTTTTGCCACCCTTAGACTTTTTGGCATAATTGGGGTCCTTACAGTATTTGGATGCCGCAAGATTTGCATATGCAGAAGGGTATGTATCGAAGGTACGTTTAGCCCAAGCCTTACCTTCAGGACAAATTTTGCCCTTACTCTTCACCTTGCCGCCTTTCTTCATACGAACAACGCCGCCTTTGGCCATTTTTCTAATGGAGCTAGAGCCTGCCCCCAAATTAACCCGTGTCATGATATCGCCACCACTAAAGCTATAACTGTTGCAGCAAGCTGCAATGCAATCCCACCAAGAATAGCCCAAACCTTTATGTCAAGCCTATCTATGTCTTTTTGCATATGAACAAGATGGTTGTTTTCTAGACGATGCAAAACCGCCTTGACCACCTCAATTTTTTTATCTAGTTCTGCAACCGTCGGTCTGGGCATTTTTATCACCACGCCTTACACGACCAATATCTGGCCGAAAACTTGTCTTTTGCGGTGTCACAATTATGCCGCGCCCTGAAATTCTTTCTACGTCCCGGCTGGTCTTTTTTAATCGACATATTAGGATCCCCAAAACGAACAAGCTTAATTTGGTCCCCTTTTTTGGCTAATACCGCGCTCTTTTTTGACTTTCCGGGGGTACGCTTAGGCTTATTATACCCAGAAAAAGTTTCCCCCCTGTATTTAATTTTTCCGGAAGGGGTTCTAGTTACATCTTTAGTGGTTGCCATTACTGCCTCACTTAAAGAAAAACGTCATGCTTGTAGCAGTTATGTAACTTGCTTTAATTAAAAAACACCGTAACGGCGGTTATATTCGTCAGAGTAGATATAAAGATATCGTCCACACGAATACCGTTCGACGGGATGTTTACCGAGTGAGTGTCAGATTGGTTGAAGTCCAAATCCAGCACGGTGGCCCCGCCGTCACCATCAGTGACGGTAAGACGGGGGGTACCTGCGGCTGTCTTCAACTGTATCTGACGAATCCGAGCAGGGCCTACAGCAAGCGAACCTGTTGCAGTCGCACGTTTTGATTTTACATCAGAATCAGCCATCATAGCCTCCTATTAAGCTGTCGGTGAATCAGATGAAATACCAAAAAACTTCAAAGCAATAACGCCACCCGCACCTGCTGTGCCAGAAATTACAACCTCAACCTCATCAGCTGTTTCAGTAGCGGCAGTTGTTGCGCCACCAGACATACCCAAAACTCCGTTGCAGGGGAAGAAACCCTTAAAGCCGGTCGAGTTAATTGCTGCGGTAATTCCGTCAACAAACCCATCGGGGTCTGCATCTGTTCCAATGTCCACAAGGTTTACAGCGTTTGCTGCCGCGCCTGTTACTGTGATCGCTACGCCCATTGGAATAAAGTTTGAGGGAATGCCGATAGAGGCTTCTTTGTGAGAAGTTCCTGTAGCAGCAATTGTGATCGAAGTGCTGTACGTTGACAACGTCATTTCGTTGGTAAGACCGCCTGTTGTAGCGTTCTTAATAATGTTTTTAAAACCGTTTTCTGAACGGACGGGACCGTTAAAAGTTGTATTAGCCAATGTAATCTCCTGTCTCGGCTAGTGTCAGCCACACCGTGCGGCTGTCAGGAATATAAAAACTATACAACAAAAAAGGGCGACTGTGAAGCCGCCCTTTTCGTCGAGGTATTCAGAACCTTATGCGCCCGGTGTACCGAACACACAACGCCAGTCAGAAACGCCAAAGCTGTAACGCTCACGTGCCTTGAACCGCATATTACCAGTGTCAAAATCGCCTTCCATGGCGGTCTTGATTGGTGCACGGTTAAAGTACTTGAAGCCGTTTGGTGCATCCGTCTTGATGAAGAAAGCATCGGTATCGGTCAGGAAGTGGTTTACCACGGCCCCTTCTGGAATCATACCCATGTTCTTCATGGCGTTTGCGTCATTGTCGGCTGTGCCGGGACGCAGGTTTGAGTTAAGCACCCTCTCTGCAATAAATTGCAGTTCTTTTGGAATGATCAACTTTGTGCCACGAACCGCAACCTTCAGACCACGCTCATCAGTGAAGCCTGCGATGTCAATCAGCATCTGCTCAAGAGAAGTCTCGTTGAGGTCAGCGGCGGTTGACAGCAAGTTACGCTGATTGCCTGAAAGTGAAGGGTGTGCTGAAGAACAAAGTGCTGCACCGTCACCGACTGGACTGCCCGTGCTGAACGCATTGTTCAGAATGGAAGCAGCTTTGATCTGCTTGGTCTGGGCCATTGAACGGGCCAGAGCCTTAGTGTAGCGTGATGCCAGACGGTCGTACAAGTTGTCTTCGATAGCTTCCTCAGTAATTGAGAACGCCAGAGCGATTGTTTCATGTGTGTACCGTGCTGTGTAGGTCTCTTGAGCATCGTCAAAGTTGATGGCAGCGCCTTCACCTTTAACAGGTGCTGTTGAGAAGCCCCCGAGCATCACTTCTTCTTCAAAAGCACGATCTGAAGACTCTTCATCGAAGATTTCAGCGTGTTCATTTTCGTAGCGATCATACTCAAGACCGAACAAGGCATTAAGTCCGGGCTCAAGCTCTTTCGCTAGTTGTGCGCGAGAAATAGCCATTTTCTATGTCCCTCCTTAAATGCCAGTGCTTGCTGCTGTAGTCTGAGAATCAGAGCTAGAGCATGGAGCATTGTGGTGGAAATTAAACCGAACTACAAAGTTCACACCTGCTGCATCAAAATCGAGGTTGGCCTCATCGCCAGAAAGACCTACGATACGCATAAACAGTGTTGCTGTTGTTGCGGCAGTTGAAATGTCGATTTCGGCAGTTGAACGACCGGTTGAAGTAGAACCAGACGTGCCGTTTGCCAACGAGACGTTAGCAAAGATGTCGGCCAGAGCAGTAGCACGATTAGTCACAGACTCATCGGCGGCTACCATGAACAACTGGTTTGGGTTGTCAGCAACAAAAGCTTTGACAGGGAAATTCGTGTCTACGCTTACGTTGTTAGCACCGGGCCAGTAGTTCTTGAAGACAGTCTTTTTGGAAGAGCTATCTACGTATTCTACGCCCATCAGAACCCCAAGTGCGGGAACCGTACCACCGTTTGCCGCACCAACAATGTCGATAACACCAGCAGCCAGTGGGATCACTGGCGAGTTCTGAAAAATCGCATTAGTGTTGGTAGCTGCAATCTCATATTGAGTTACACCAGTAGTGTTGGCACCTGCGCCATTAAGCCCGATAGGACGAAGACCAAAGGCAGTATCTTGATTTGCCATTTTTGTTTCTCCTAATCAGAGCGACCCTATCTCTGTGGGCCGCCAAAGGTTACACGAGATTGACGATCAGGTTTATTGATCGTCATGGTTGAATGTGCATTCGTGCTCATCATGTCATTGTCAACAGCCTGCATCTGATCCGCGTTCCTCTGAGAAAAGTACTCGGCTCGTTCTGCTACCGTTTCCAATGGAATACGAGCAAGAATAAGTCCACCTACCCCAAACACACCTTCGTATTTTCCTGATTCGATTACCGGGGCCTCAAAGTCAGGGTACTCATCCTTACGAACCAGTTCCCAACCTTCGCGCATTTTAGCGCTGACGTTTTTAGTATCGTCAAAACCACGGGTTTCAGCCCGGATCCAACGATGCTTAAAACCATCCGGTGCAGGTGGTGCATCCAACATAGACGGGGGAGCCCACGGCTTACGCCTTGCCGTCTTCTCCCTAGATTGTTTTGCGCGAGAAGTCCGTTTTACAGAACCTTCAAACATTTCGTTTTGTTCTTCAGTCATCTTAACTACTCCTTCACGTATTTCGCGTATTCTTCAAGCGGCACACCCAATTTCTTCGCTATCGCGACTTGGCTAGGGGTGAGTCTAACCTTTTTCCCACTACTGCGCCCAGAGGTGTTGCGGGATACGGAAGCAACCGTCTGAGCGGGCCGTTTGCTACCACCGTTAAGCTTATGCGGAAACTCTGTCTGCATACGTCTGTCAAGCTCATTATAGTAGTCATTTGATTGTGGGTCAAACCCTTCGTCTTCAACGAGTTTTTTATGTATGCCAAAAGCAGCATATGTCATCGCCTCGTCGTCGCCAAACCACGTGTTTTTTTGAGCCCACTGCTCTGCCTTGGGGTCAGGCCTCCGCGGCTGTTGTTGAGGCATGGGCTGATTTACGGCCGCCTGCTGCTGTGCTTGAATTTGCTGTGCATAACGCTGCTGTTGCACCTTAGCCTGCTGAGCGCGGTCATTTTCAATAGCCAAACGGGTAATAGACCGTTGAGCCTCAATAACCCCGTTTGTGTCGCCCATTTCGATAGCTTTAGCCAATTTTTCTTCGGCAGAAACTATTTGTGACTCGACACGGTTGCTGTACTCATTAACATAGTTGTTATCCAGCGCATCCATGCGCTGCTTTAACTGATGCGCTTCAGCTTGCACACCCTGAGCATACTTCAGCGCTTCTTCCCGCTGACGCTCAGCCTCACGCATTTTCTTTGTTAGGCGGTCAATGCGCTTTTGCGTGGCATTTTCTGCTTTATCAAAATTGTCATCAGACTCTGCCTCTAAAGACACGTCCACCTGTTGTTTTTCGTTGTCAGATACCTCAATCTCAGTTTCCTGAGAGTCGCCCAGATCCAGTTCAATCTGCTCTTTTTCTTCTGCCATTTTTATCTCCTAGAAATGCAAAATATCTTCAGGTTCTTGGATACGCGCCAAAATCTCGTCATCGTTCAAGATGCGAACTTCGCCACCATCAATCTTAAATCGCGAACCAGCATAACGAGCAAACATCACCCAACTGCCTTTTTCGCACCATGGACCAGACGGAAATTTTTCCGCGTCCTTGTAAGCTAGTGGCCCTACCTTCAGGACATAGCCAACCTGTGTAGATACATTTTGCTCATCCAAAACTTGGTTTGGTAAGTAAATACCGCCATCAGTCTTACCCTTGCCGCGGTACGGCAAAATAAGCAAACGCCAGCCCGTCGGGTCTGGCAATCTTTCTAGGAGAGAACCGCCGATTTTTTCGGGGTCTAATGCTTTATCAGTTACATCAACGTAAGCTTCCGCGAGGTTTGCGACGCCTTCACTTACGGCTTCAAGATCGGGTTTTTGCGCTTCAGCCATTGCTTCGCTCCTGTTTTTCTAGCAGGCCCTTGAGTTCCTGTTCCACGTGATCTAGAGATTTTAAATTTCCCATGAGCTCACGATACTGCTCCATGTTCTTGACATTGTCATAAATTAACAAGTCTTGAACCGCCTGTCGCCGCTCTTTGATAATCCGAAAAACGGCTTCGGCAAAATATATTTCATCCACCCGTATATCTCCGCGTTAAATCTGATATATTATTATACCATCTCAAGCGCAAAGTCACGTGTTTCTTCAGCTCTTTTCAACCAGCCTTTTCCAAAAACGCTAAAGCTGTGCAATTGTTTATAAAAAACAATTCGAGACTTGGTGATAGTCTCTATAATCTCAACCGCGGTGTGTTCAGACACAGCCGCTAAAGTTAGGGGGCCTATGGCTCCATCTTGTGTAACCCCTACCGCCTCTTGGAGGCCCTTTGCACTGCGACCCGGTCCGCTATTTACAGCCCAATCAAAGACACAAAAATCTACCCCGTTGGGTAGCTTATCTCCCTTTACTTTGTCCCAGTAACCGTTTTTGTATATCTGTTGAACGTGCTCCTCTGGAATGTTTTTTAACTCGTCTACATCTTCTAAGGGGCGACCCAAAAAGTCTGAATAGGTTTTGTGGGTAATACCTTTGTTGGTCGCGCCGCCCGGGTCTTGGGGGTGGTCTACAAAACCGCCTTCGTGATGCAACACCATTTCTAAGCTTTTAA